TGAAGAACGCCAAGGACGAGTGGGACGAATTTTACGAGGGGGAACCCGCCAAGAATATCCCGTCGTTCAGGAACGCATTTTTGACGAGCCAAGGTAAAAAATTCACCGAAACAACCACCATCATCAGCTATTTTGATGGATTAACGCCGGAAAAAGAGTGCGAGGTATATATCGACGTGAACAGATATAAAAACGTGTTTACAGAAACATCTATCTTGGCAGCCTTCTTGCACGACCACACCAATTTTACAATTACCAACTCAACAGCAAGGTCGTTTATTGAATCTCAGTGCCATGAAATGTACGATAAACGCGATAAACAAGAAGTGCTGGATTGCTATAAATACGACGGGATCATGAATGCATTTGATTTTACCATGGGATACCAAAATTGGTGCCACAAACGTTGCCCATTTTTTGAAATGGCATCGTTAAAGGCGGGAACGACCTTATTTTTCAAGGTCTGGAAGGGTATTTTTGATGAGTACACCGACACGTTCACCACAGCCAATGTGACCAGATTTGTTGAGTATATTGAATACGCCATAGATATTTTCAACAAGGTAACTGACAAGGTACTGCCGAACATCCTTTCTGATAAATTGTTTAAAGCCGCCAAGACAAAAATGTATTCGCTAAAAACGAACAACATGTTTGCGCTTATCATGGCCATATGTGGATTCAAAAACAATGGCGCGTGCGACGAAGACGTTATTATTAGCGTGGCGCAGTCTATAGTGTATCACTATGGTGTGGCAGAGATCAAGAACGATGAGCTGAAAAAGAGTTATAAAATATTTGACATCATCTTGTACGAGGACGGAGGCTCAAAAATAAAGAAATTAGCCAGCGAGTTATACAAAACACCGAATAATTTGACAAAGGGCATCCCCAAGAAACGCATGGAAGATGTACTAGATATACTACAAGAACAGAGTGTTAATAATCGGGCCTACGAGACTCGCATAGATGGCAAGAAAAACAAGAACGACAACAGGCGCGGCAGAAAGTTCGTTGAAATCTTGCTCATGACGAATGCGTTTCGCCACAAGGTTCCTGTGGAATACGTTCAAGGACAGATTTTTGAGTATGAACACATCGTGCCGTTTAGTAGTTCATGGGAGGAAAATGTGAACTTGGACATCGATCGCCTCGGAAACATCATCCCCATCATCAACAAAATAAACAACAAGCGTCGTGCAGGACACATCAAAAGGTACCACGATGTTGAACGGGAAAACGGAACGGACTTCATAAGATATCTAGACCCGTTCATACCTTCTCATGAAAAATACGATGCCATCGTGTCGCACGAATCAACAAAACCATCAGTGATTGATGTTGACGCATACAACAACATGTGTGTTGCCAACGAACAAGCGCATAAGGTGTTGTTTCTTAACTCCTTATACCCAGAGCCTCCAAAGCCAAAGGAGGAGGCGCAGAAACATTAGGACGTATTCAAGAGATAAATGAGTCTTGCGACGCAGTCATCAAGGTTTGGATTTTTTACGCGGACGCGACGAACCCGTATTTGAACGCGCGCGCTTTGCAGGCGGTTCAGAATGATAGAAATCCTTTGCGTCAATATCATTCAACCCATCTATCTCAAACGTTTCGCGCTCAGCGTCTGTATTTATTGGCGCTCGGTAAATTTCTTGTTGTTTCTGCACATGTTCCTCTTCCTGCTGTTCTCGTATCAATCGCATAATTTCCTCATTTTGTTGCATTCGTTTTTGTCGCACATCGGCAAGGTCCATTGTTCGGGCATGCTTGGCCATCAAGTCAGGGTCGCCCATGCGCGAAATAGACGCAGGCAATAAACTCTGGGCATGCCGCAGCTGCCCGTCGCGTTGAATCTCCAGTTCTCTATTTGCGCTCCGTTCTTGCGCAGGAACGACATTTTTATCATACCATTCGGTATCATTTTCACGCAGTCGTTTTATAGCAGATTCCACGCCCGTATCTATATTCGAAGCACCATGTAGAACGCGTCTTCTTTTTGTGTAACGACGACGACGTGGTATACGACGACGCGTGCCGCGTCTATGACTTTTGCCTTTGCCATTCGATTTGTTTTTTGTATATCCATGCCCTACTTTTTTACGTGTCGTGTGCCTAGTTTTGCGCATATCGTACGTATGATATAATATACCACGAAAATATTATGCGTATCTTCATCTATAATTTTCTGCACGGCTTTACTATGCAGAAAATTATCGTTACCGGATTTCCCCATTCAGGAACCACCATACTAAAAAACATTATCGGCCACATTCCCGACGTGAAGGAGATAGTGCACGAAGAAAAACTCATTCGCGATTACGACGAAGACCCCACCTATGCATGGAACATGTGCAAGTGGCCATTTGCCCGCGAGGAGTTCTTCGGTGACGAATACGCGGAATACACGAAGATTTTCATTCTGCGCAACCCGTTGTGGATATTTAGCTCGCTCAACAAGAGGTGTGCGCATGACACACCGCCGGGCATTCCACCTAACCACGACGTAGAAGTCTACATTGAAATCTGCGAGCGGTACTTGCATCTTCTAAATAACCCGCGCAAGAAAGTACATCTTTTGAAATACGAATCCATATTTGACGACAACTTTGCAGAATTGCGCCGCACGTTTGATACCATCGGTTTTCATTATGATGCCGACATATTCCAAAATGAGAGGTTCCGCAACTTCAGTCATCGGAACATTACCGAAATTCCCAGCGACCCCGTACCCAATGTCGACCACGAACGATACAGAACGTGGCAGATCAACCAACCCATACACAATATGAACGACATCAATAAATTGGAATTGCTGCCACACCAAGTAGAGCGCATCTTGCGCAGTCCCGTCATCATGCGTCTGTATCCTGAAATCCCTCTGGTTCTGACGCTGGCGAATATTCCATACGATCCAGCAATAGTTGCTCGAGCGCGTTAAAACGTTCCTCTATATACTCTCGTATCTGCCGCACATCTTCCTTGGTCGCATATTGAGCTTTGGATGAGTCCGCCGTTTCGCGAATATTCAACGCCCCATTATCGCCGACAGCGTCTTCTTCTAAATGCGACCGCTTCAATTTGGAAAATAAATCAAAGTTGCTGCCGCTCGCGGGGTTCGACGCCTCGGCAATATTTGTCGTTGCGCCCCATGATACCTGCTTCAGCGAAGACGCATTTAGGTCAATCGCAGGCACCTCGACGTTGAGCGCATCCTTGTCTATTTTGATATATTTAATGGCGTTCTCCTTCTGCGTAGCCTGCTCGGTGGCCAGCGAAGCATCCCGCGGCTTCAGCCAAGTCTCCGCCTCCACGGGGTTGTGCGTTTTTTGTATGCTAGTTATATCCAAATTGCGCTCTGCAATCATCCGCTTTATAATGTCGCTCATGTCCCCAAGAGGTTCGTCTTGCGTGGCATCGCTGAATTTTGGCGGGTCAGGAACGGGAAGCGCCATGGCCCGCGTAAACTCGGTTTGTTTTCGCGACATCTCTTTCTCAAATTCTGTTTTCCGGTGCTCTTGTATTTGCTCATGCGTCATCATAGCAGACTCAATCGGCGGTTGCTTTGTTTTCAGTGAAATAGTAGTGAGCATCGTCTGAATAAATTGCTTGTTCAGCGAGAGCAAGCTTGTATTGCCTTTGTTGTCGTTGTAGAATTTTGGAAGTAACTGAACAAACAACGTGCTCGTTTGCTCGGTCTTGGGAAATACGTCGTTCTCTGCGATGATTTCCCACAGCATGTCAGCATTCTCTTGAGTAATAAAGTCTGCCATATATTTATTATAGGAGCAATATTTTTAAACCTTTTTACAATTCAAAGCCAATTGCTAGATTGGCCAGTTTATCTGCCTTATCATTTCCAAATGAATGAATATCCGTGTTGCCCGTATGCGCTCTTACATGCAGAAACTGAATGTTTGGGATATTCATATACAACTCATACGCGGTCTTGACCAACTCTTTGTTCGGTATCTCTGCGGGCCAGCCTTTTTTGTAGCATTTTTCACCATAAGAAGAAACACAACGTATCGCGTACTCAGAGTCACTCACAATAGTCACTTTTTTACCGGCAGTGACGTCCTCTTCTATTAGGCGATACGTTTCAATAATAGCGGTCAATTCAGCGACGTTGTTTGTCTGCTTCCCTTCTATTTTTTTTGTTGTATTGCGAAAGTCGCCCACACCAAAAAATATTCCTAATCCGGCCAAAGCGCGAGCCGCTCCGTTATTAGAACAAGCGCCATCTGTATACACATAATAATCCGGAACAAACATGTCATCCCCCCTCCCATTCGGCGGCAGACAGGGCTCTACGATGGCGGTGTTCCCTTGAATAAAGTTTACAGCATCTTCCATTGTATCAAACTTTTTATAGGTTGCATTCTTGTAGCCCTTTACCGAATTATTGCACTCGTTCCAGTTTAAAAAAATTCCAATAGTTCTTCCACGAGCAACAGCATAATACGGCATAGTTAGTACTACTTTACTACTACAAACAAGTTTATATTCATTTCAAATAAATATAAACATCGCGACATGCTATGCTACCTACAGCTTGTCCTCGTTAAAATACACCTTGCGGAACTTCTCAATGTACTTGTCCTTCAAAATGTGCGTCTTCAAGTAGTGGCTGTTGATCTTGTCCTCCAACATGTGCACTATAAAGTAAAGAGAGTAAATCCCACACTCCGTGTTGCCATATTGATGCTCCACCGGATAATTCTGGTCAAACTTAAAATCTATCCCCAGCGCCCTTCCTTGCTTCGTCACCTCTTTCACCAACTTCATCAGCTGCGGAGGGATCGGCTGTCCCGCGCTATCAAAGTAGTAAATAAACTTCTTCTTCACGTTAATGAACATACTCACCCAATGCGACCCCGGCATATAGTGCGGGTCCAAATTGAAAATAATGCCAATCTTCTTCTTCCCTTTGCCCATCTGCGCCTTCAAGTTGAATTGACACAACTCCTGCCAAATACACTGGCCGTACAGCTTGCGCGTATCGTAGTCTATGGGACTGGGCCCCATGAACTCAAAACACTTGTACGCGTGCTCATACTGGTTCATCACATCGCTAATTTCAGTGCTGCTCAGCCACTCGTTTGGCTTAGATTTCCAGCTGGAGGGCGCGGTAGGCGCGAACGCGTGCAACATATGCTTGCGCTCCTTGTTGTTCATGAAGCTCTGTTTCAACCAACACGACTCTTTGTCACAGACCTTCTTCATATTGTTATTGAGCACCTCCCATATAATACGCACGTCGTCACTATCAATCAGTGTGTCGGGGTGACGCAGGTTCCACAAGTCTCGCAACCTGTAAAGGTCGCTGTTATCGTAGCACGTGAATTCGTTGTCGTTTGAGGGATTTGGACTACATCGCAATTTCTTTGTTGTTTTGTTTTGTGAGCGACTATGTTTTCGTTTGTTCCCCCGAGTCTTTTGATGCTTCGTCATACTTATTATGCAGATTTTTTTTTGCAATGCCTTTTGTTTTTAGTTCGCTTGTACGCAGATTCACGTCCCGCTTTTGCGGAAGCTCCATCGGGTCGAGCGCCTTGGATACCTTAGCGCGCACTACAAATTTGTCTAAACTACTTTCCTGCTTCACACGCACGCTCTTTACAAAGAGGTCGTCCGCGTATGCCTGCGTCTTGGCATCCACGTTCGTATCGGGCTCCTTCTCACCTATATCGCAGTATTCTCCTTGCAATATCTCGCTTCTATCTAAAGTCTTAAAGTACTCTACGCATCGGTGTGCAAACAAGTCAAACCCTGATTTAAGGTCAACAGGCAATTTATTGAGCTCCGCGGCGTCGCACTCGGACGACATGAGTTTCTTAGCCATATCTATTATGCGCTTTTTATAGAAGCGAACGTCCTTGCGTGCCGGAGTACCTTTAGCAGCCAGCTCGTTCTTTGTCGTGCGGGTCACGCACGTATTCGCCAAATACTGCAGTGTAATGTCATTGACTATGCGTTCGCTCATAGTAGTAGGTGCTTATTACTCTATACTATCATGAAATTTTCGCCATTCTTTTTTATAGCCACAAAACGCATGGATGGCTACATCGCAGGAATCGCCAGCGGTGTCGCACAAACCCTCGTAGGACACCCACTAGACACGCCTACAATCCGGCACAGCATTGTCTATTCGTCATGCATTGACCATGGGTGGCTTATGGCTTGGAATCAACGCATGTCTCGTGCGCACATTCATCACCCATAGTATCGGATTCTATGTATACGAATACGCCCTTCACATATTGAAAGGCGATGAAGACTCCCACCCCCACCACCACCACCCCCACCACCACCCCCACCCCCACCCCCAATAATGCACAATACGGCATCTTTACGCAAAAATCGCCCACCAAAGTTCTAGACGTACTATATATGGAAGACATCGTTGCTATATTGGAGACAAGCTTCACGGAAATCTCCGAACTCATACGAAACCAAAATTCGCTCCATCTAGGCACCCAGCTCAACGAGCTCAACCTCTCTGGCGACGATGTCAAACATGTTGACGTAGTGTCCAACAATATTCTAAAACACAATTTAGAGAAATGTTCCTCCGTGCGCGCCATCGGCTCAGAAGAGGAAGATGAACTCTACATGACTCAATATACAAGCGCTCCTTATCTCGTGTGCTACGACCCCCTAGACGGCTCGTCCAATGTTGATGTCAACATTACCACCGGCACCATTTTTGCGGTATACAAGTACGAAAACGACGGGTCCATTGGCAGCGGTCGCAACATTGTCATGTCAGGATATTGCTTATACGGAGGATGCACTCAATACCTTCTTGCGCGCGATAATGTTCTTTCCATGCACCAGTACGACCCCATCCACAAAACATTCGTACGCATTCGCGACAATATGACAATCAAGGAAAACGGAAGCATGTACTCGTTAAACGATGCAAACAGAAACGTCTGGACCGATGCTAGGTACGCCATCTCCGTTGATGCGTTCAGGGAAAAGGGATACAACTCGCGGTGGGTCGGCAGTCTCGTCGCCGACGGACATCGCACCCTCATCAAAGGAGGATTCTTCGCCTATCCCGCAAACAAGAAGAATGTTCACGGCAAAATTCGCCTCCTATACGAAGCATATCCATTTGCACACATATTTGAAACGGCTGGAGGCGTTGCCACCGATGGCGTTGTTCCTCTTCTAGATGTTCCATATCCGGATAAATTACACCAAAAGACACCCATCGTGCTGGCAAGCAAGACAGATTACGCTACATTTGAGGCATTGAAGAAATAAGTTCAACCTCTCAAATTCGGATATCCACCCATCTATCTCTACAAACTACAACCCATCTAAATCTTTTCGTGCGACCCTTTCGTATCTTGTCGTGTGGACTGATGAAAGAGTTGCCTGTGCGTATACGCCGGCACAGGGTCGCACTGGTCAAATGTCTGCTTTGCAAACAATAAGGGATGGTCTTGCGGTTGTCTCGTCATGTCAATACTTACTTGATATAAATCACTTGTGCTGCTCGGCACATACTCGCGTCTATCACAATGCTGAAGCGCAAAAATCTGGTTCTTTAACTCAGATTCCACGTTGACTTGCGAAGCGTAGCCAGACCAAGGCGCTGTGCGGGTTCCCGGATTGAAGGTGTTGGCAATGTTATAGGTAGCCTCAACGTTCATGGGAACGTTCAGTCTGCGTCTCGGGTCAACCACGGGCATGATAGAATACTTTGTAGACACTGGACGAACGTCAATGTACGGCTGCAGCGAGCTAGAAGGTATATTGCGTACATACAACGCTTCGTTCATTTTCGTCTCCATTTCAAAAGTGGTGGGGCCATTGGTCATAATATATACTCTATGCATAGATTAAAAATAGATATTGCACTTATTTTTATCTAAAACTAATATATGTCCAAGGTTACTTCATTGTCATTCCAAGAAACCCTATTTGATTGGTTTGTCATCATTACCTATATATTCTACACCACTACATTTGTATTGGGACTTGGCATTATTAATCCATCCATATTTTTCATGGTAGACAAATTGGTCAAACTATATATAGGAGTATTTCTCGCGTGGAGGTATAATCCATACGGAAAATTAACAACTTTATCATCTTTGGACAGAAAACTGGCATTCCATGCAGGGTTATTTATCATTGTAACCATTGCGCTCCGGTCTATAATGGAGTTTATGATTCCACAAAAAGATGCACAATGGGAACAGCTTAGTGATGAATTCGGTATCTAATGATATACCATAACTAATAATAATCCTCTTTGAAAAACTCTTCTAAGAACACTATAAGCTTCTTTGATACGATAACGTCCATCTCATATTCTTCCTCCGATTTGTAAGCATATGTGTATTTGTACTTAGATATTTCTTGGTTTGCATACTTGACAAACTGAACCTGATTTGTCACAAGGTTGCGTCCGAGCGGACTTTTTAAGAATCGGTTCACTACCACGTTCATTGACAAGTTGTGCACGTATGTATTTAGCTTGATATAGTAGACGTTGCTCATGTTTTTGTATTCATCATTGTCAATAAAACAAATGTCGCTATTATCAGGCAGCATTGCACACCGAATCAGATCTTCGGTGGTCTTATCGCTGCTCCGTCTCCCTACCTCGCGCACGCGACCATTTACTCTGAATGCCCCCACGACACGATCAAATAACGGGTAGTGTATCTTGTTCTGCAGATAAGTATAAATCATTTCACACCAATCTAGCGGCCCCCGATTGTTTGTATAAATATATACCCCTTTGCATTCACCAGATAACTTTTGTGCCTTTAAATAGGTCAATACATGTATAATATCCGGTCTCAAATACTCCGGATATAGTTCAAATAGCGAATTGAACAAGGGTGAACGTTTATCTCGCGGAATATTCAAGTAGGACACGACAATACTATAAAAGATAAAGAATTCTCCAAAGTAACCCAATGTTTCGTCCAAGTCAAACACAACTACCTTGGGCTGGAGAGATGATGCATTCTTCATAAATTATATTACGATTTTTAAATATCAAAAAAATAAAATATTTCTTTCTCTATTATATGACATTAACCAAAAAAGATTATATAAAAATACTGAACTACTACAAATTATCCGTTCCAAAGAAAACCAACACACTTAAAAAGAAGGCTGAAAGCGTCCTCGCAGACAAGTTATGTCGCTGCATCAAAAAGGTAGACCCCAAAGACGAGGGGCGCGCAATTGGCGTATGTACACGCTCGGTTATCAACAAAAAGGGGCTCACTCGCGGAACATTTAAATGCAAAAAGGGCGCCAAACGAGTGGTTATTAATAAAACGCGAAAACGAAGATAGGATTGACTAACCGAACTAAAATAATTATTTATTCTCCAGCGTATCCTTGTCAATAATCGTGTTTTTGGCAATCGTGCGGATAATCTTGCCAAAGTCCCGTTTTTCAGCAATATCGTTCGCCGGTCCCAGCGACTCCACCATCATCTTGAGGTATATGTCATTCTTGCGATTGTCATATTCCTTGCACCCCGGATTCTCCTTCTGCCAGTCGTCCAACAGCATAATGTTCTTGTTGGAGAGGTCCTTAATGGCCTTCTTTAGCCTGTCTTGCGCAGGATTGTCTTTTTCCCATTTGTCCTTGTCTTTGATGTGAAGCGTCTCGCGCTTGAGGTCGCTGCAGTGGATGGGGCGTTTGGTTACTTCCAAGTCATTCAACCCTTTGACAAACATACGTGATATCCCCTCTGCATATCCAAGTTCTCCAACTTGTTCTAAATCTTGCAAGGTTAACTTGAGAGAATTGACAAAGTCAGTAATATTCATCGCATCCTTACATGTTTCATTCAGGAAAAACTGCAAATTGAACGTTTTGTTGTGTGAATTTGTGTGGTTATGACTATGATGCATCGTGTTATTTCCACCATTTCCGGCATTTTTACTCAACTCTACAATGGTGTTATTTTGGTCACGAATTAAGTCTTGCATATCTTTATTTTGGGTTACAAGCGTATAAATCATGCTTTTCATCTCTTTTATCGTGTCATCTTTGTCATTTTTGACATTTGAGTCATTATCATTATTGGTATCAATATCAATAATATTATTAGGAAGTAACTTTTGGCAGTGTTTTTTGTGACGAGACAGACCAGAATGGTGGGTGTAAAATGCGGCACAATGACTGCATTTGTAGGTGACAAATTGTTGAGCAACCTTTTTGTTATCATTAGTTACAATTGAGTTATCATCGAGGTGTTTTCGTGACAATTGATGTTTATCCCAACTACTCTTTTTACATGTATTGTAGTCACATTTTTTACAATAAAATTGTTGAGCAACTTTTGCCGAGCAACTTAGGGTAATTTTTACCATATTATGCCTTAATATATGGTAACAAAAAAGTTGCTCTGAACTGAACGATTTTTTGTCCAAAATTTTTATCGTCACAAATTGTTAGTTTTGGCATTCGCCATGAGACCATAAAAATTCCTTTCAGTCACAAATTTAATTTTTACAAAAGTTTTTCAGGAATCCGGTTTTGGACATTTCTTGGGACATAAAAAATGTCCTTTTTTCAATTCCCCAAAAAACTTT